GCTACAATGATCCAGCCTTGGTTTTTAATTTGATACTCAGTTTCCACAGCTAGATTTAATAGCTTCACAGTAGCAACAGATGACTTGTGCATAACCAACGCTTTAGTCGTGCTAAAGTTGCCGTCATGTGTAGTCACTTGTGCGGAACTTACGTTAGTAATAGGTAGATTATTAGTCTTCACAATGTGAATACCAGCAACCTTCATAACTTCACCTTCTGAATATACTCCACTTCCACCCCAGTCACGATTGATAAGTGAAGTGGTCTCTGCCATCAGGTAATACTGAGCAGGACGGACGTACATATACCTATCATTCTCAGGGACATTGTTCTCATCAAGCTGCTCTGCAGCATCAAAGAGTCCTGAACCCAAGGTGGAACCTGACGTTCCATAAGAGGAGTTAGTTAGAACAGCACCACCATTACCACTCGTGATGAGCGTAGATGATCGTGCTCCTAATACACCCTGTTGTAATACATTCTGATCCCACTGTGTACCTAAGGCAATACCAGCTTCCTTAGCGTAGATAGAGCGAACTTCAAAGTGAGACATAGCCTCATCCAAGTTGTTCACAAAGTGATCAGCAATCAAGAGACCATCAATAGAGATGACCTTCTCGTTCTTGTGAATAATTGTACCGTCTAACTCAATACCCGTGGTTCCAGTAGAACCTGAACCATTGATATAAGCGTACTCCGTAGCAGCAGTCTTCCATACCAATGGAAACTGTACTGAAATACCTGAACTGATTGAACGAATAACGTGCTTGTCCATCGTTACACTTGCTTGCTCGAAAGCAGTCAAGACTTCCCCAGCATAGACCTTGAGCATCAACGCAGATGAATCACCTGCAGAGTTAGCTTGGCCCGTTCGGGACATTGTAAGGACGGGAGCACTAGTGTCTGTAACCGACATTGTATTCTCCTAATTTAAAATTAATAAAAAGTATGTAACATAAAGTGCTATACCTTTCTCTAACTTTCAACTAGGGATTGTGGACCGCAGCCCGTCTCTGTCTACTTGTTTAAATACTTGATAGCGTACTACTAAACTACAGACTGCCCTGACTAAACAGGTCAGACCGTTCTAGTTTATCTCTAACATCTTGCCTAAACGCATGATCATATTCATAGCGAGGGTCTTTCATCATAGCAGTAACTTCCGCATTACTACGGAACACAGCTCCAAGGTTCCCCTCAGGAGCAGCTTGTCTACCACCATATACTTCACCCTCTACACCTGTCTGGTTCTGGTATGCAGCTTGTAAGCCTTGTGCTGCCATCTTAGCAAACTCTATGTTCCCTGAGTTAACAGCATTGTCATAAGCTACGATCTGTTCTTGGCTATAATTACTCTTAGCCCAGTCTACCATCCCACTATAATTCTCTGAACCACCTACACTATTCTTAACCTCATTACCAATCTGTTCTCCTAAGGCTCTCTGTCCAGCAATGTATTGGTTCGCCATGTCCCTACTGATACCACCATCTTCCAATTGCTGATAGCTATTGTCAGACAGTGAACCATTCTGAGTGTACTCTTCAGTAAGAGCAGCGATATCAAATGCACCTTCAGCCACTGGGACATCTTGTGGAATACCAAGATCATCCTGGTCATCCATAGATTCATCAGGACTGTGCATCTTTCTTTCTAGTTCTTCATAACTTTGTTTTAGCTTTGCGTAGTCACCTTGGAACTTGTCACCACTATTGTCCATCTCAGGACGTTCAGTAGAGACATCATTTCCTTCTCCCTTGGCAGCCATCTCTTCATTATACTGGTCCTCAGAAGATATGTCTACTTGTTCACTTGGCACTGTCAGCTGGTTTGCCATATCTCTCTCCATAAGTTTCTTTGATTGTTCCGTTACGTAGTTGGATCTTAGTGTAAGTAGATGCTAGTCCACCATTAGTCTGTGCACCAGTCCTCTGCTCTAGGATCTCATTCTTGATCTCCACATCCTTTAACTCAGCTTTACTCGTAACGGATCGTGCTACCTTATCCTTTTCTTTCTGCTTGTCTTTAGACTCTGTATTCTTATTGGGCATCTTGCTGTTGTGCTCCTTGTTGTTGTGCTCTCATCATTTCCCCACCCTGTGTAACAGCATTGGGTACTCCAGCTTTCATCATCTCAGCTTGTTGCTGGGCTTGTTGTTGAGCTTGTTGTTCTTCTTGAACTTCCTCTTGTGACTTAACTAAACCCTTCATATCAATACCAAAGCCTACACCAATTCTCTTAGCAAAGTCTCCTACATTGATATACTTTGCTACCACTTCTGGTCCTAAGGTTTGAGTTAAAGTCTGAATAAAGGTAGCTAGTTTGTTAGCATCATTGCCTCTACCTAGAGCCTCGTAGCCTGTAATGATCACAGGTTCTACAGTCCCTTCTGGTAGTGTGGGAAGTTTACCCTCTTTCTCTAGTCCTGCTTGTATTCGTTTGACCAATGGAAGTTGTAGCTCATGGGATAGTAGTGAATATACTCCTCCCTTTGAGGTATCAATCTCCTGTGCCATCATTCTAATCTCTTCTGCTGTGACTCTCTCTGCATTTCTCTGTACTCCTTCTAACAATAAGAAGGCAGAAGCTAGTCTACGTTCGATAGCTTCAAGTGTTTCTCTGGCTACCCTGAAGTCATTGAACTTCTGTACTTGTATGACACCTACATCTTCTGGATTACCCTGCCTAACTGATAGGTTAGGTGCAATCACAGACTTCATCTTAGTTGTACCATTAGGTTTAACCAGGAAGATCACCTTGGCTGCCGCTGCAGTTCCTTCAAGTATGCTCCTGTTCAAACCTTCTGCTGCTCTTAGGTCTCCTAAGTACTCTTCTACAAATCCTCTACCATAGTCTTCACCATCAATAGCGTTGTACCTTAATGCCAACCACGGGTTCTTATCTAAGGGATAACTTGAGTCAGTGTTAGGGATCTTAGTATCATGTACTTCTTGGTGTACTACAATCTTATCACCCTTACGCCTGACTACTGTGTATAACTCTAGTACTTTCTCAACACTGTCTGCATCATCTCCAGTTTCTTTAGGAGGTGATGAATTAAAGATGTCCATATATAATTCCCTAGACATCTCTTCTTTAACTATGATCTCCAGCATCTCCCCTTGAGGATCTCTTCTTACACAGTACTGATCCAGGTGGAATACTCTAATCTTATTCTTCTTACCCACATGAAGTACACAGTTACCAGTGATAACTAGGTGACGTAAGCATTCATTAAGTGGTACACGCATAGCCTTAGCTTCTACCTCATTACTAATGGCTCTCTCCATAGAGTTAAGTCCTTCCTCTACTGGAGCACGTTGTTGCTGTAGCTCTTCTAACATAAAGTCATCTATCTGAAACTTAACAAACGGAGAGTTAGGAGGGAAGAGAGTAAGGAGAAACTTAGAGCTAAGACTGTTAACGCCTTTAGCTCCTATGCTTTGATAAGGTGTGGGTAAAGGATTGTTTCTATCACCATGACGGGGTAAGATAAAAGGTAAGGTTAGCTCTGCACTCTCCCATGCTACATCTAAGAATAGCTGTTTATCACGGCACATATTTGAGTAGCGTTTGTTAGTTTGCATCATGCTAATTGTAACCCTGTGTTAGCGAATGACCCAGTGTCTATGCTTAGATCACCTACGTCTTCTTGTGTTAGCTTTCTTTTCTTGCTACGTTTAATAGCGTCAGCTAGTGAGGCAGTAGCTTGTCTGCCACCACTGCCTGTTGTTGCTATGTTCTGTGAGTTGTACTGTGTCACTTGAGAAATAGGAGTATAACCCTCATAGGAAGGAGGATCAGGTAATAGGAGTCCTTTAGCAACTGAACCTGCTAATCCTACCGCAAAAGCTCCTAACATACCAGACGTAGATAACACCGTAGTCCCCATCGAAGCAGTCAAAGCTCCTGGAGCAAAAGGAAAAGCAGTTCCAACACCAACAGATCCAGGAAAGAATCCACCAGTAGCACCACCCATGATACCACCCATGAGTGCTCCTTGACCAACATCATTCCCAGTAATGGCAGCACCTGCAGCTCCAGTGGCTGCACCTATAGCGATACCAATTGCTATTCCAGTAGGATCACACATACTCTAACCTATATTCAATCCAGTAGGACCAGAGCTACTAGTAGTTTTAAGACCACCTTTACCTCTGGACTTCCTCTGTGTTCTAGACGTAGCCTTAGCCTGCGCTGACTTATCCGTAGTCACCTTAGCTATATCAGCTGGAGGACTAGGAGGGGGTGGCGGAGGAGGTGGGGGCGGAGGGGGAGGAGGGGGTTTAGGGGGTGCTCCCATACACATCAGCACACTTAATAATTGTAACACATTCTTCTCCTTTTAACTACTGTCTATAGTAATTTGTTCTGTGTTCTCGAACTGAGCCAGTCTCAATTCTTCTTGTCTTTCTTTGAGATAATCTAGTATCTCTATGTACCCTTTGATCTTATAGAAATCCTCAGGCAATTTAGCATTACGTATACCTTGAGGACCAAAGCATTCATTGAGTTCTTTAAGTAATCCATCAGTAATAATTATGTTATCCATTGATTCTCTCTTCTTAAGGTCCGAAGTTATCTTGCACATAGCAAGACGGTTATTTAACTGGACAGACACCTGACTCACACTCATCATTTTCTATCTCATGTGTACTATCAGTGTCACTAAAATCTACATCAGTTAGTTGTGCTACATACTCTTTATACCTGGCCTCCGTGACTACTTCTTGTGGGAGGTATTCGTAGGTAGTATTAGTAATGGGAAGAAAGCTAACACCAACATAGCTAGACCAATTACTCTTAAGCCAATCTCTAATAGCAGGGACTTCATCCTCTTTATAAGATACCGTAATCGAACAGTTCTGTTCAACGTAAGAATCCATGAGTAATTTGTAACGTGTGAGTTGTTCAATAGCAGACTCCTTATTGACATAAAGATCTCCTTCCTTATCAAACCTAATGTTCTCCCAAGCTACTGGGAATGTGACGATGGCGTTATGCTCATCAGTAGGATTCAATACAACATGATACCCTGCTTCCCTGAGCTTAGGTAACATAGGATCATTGATACTAAAGTTAACATTGTTAAAGATGTACTTACCCATTGGCTTGTGACAGCCCTCAGTGGTGTCCATGATCTTACTTAGTGTTCCACTAGGTTTGATAGTGGTTACATTCTTAGGACGCTGAGTGCCCAGCTCGTCAGCCATAGAGTATGCTCCGTGGATGGCTAGGTTTTTGAACCTTTTATAATCATATGAATTAAGATCTTCACGGGTGGCGATCCCGGTAAGTCCGACTCCACAGAGACGAAGGTACTCATTATTCTCGTGCCAAGTTCTTTGTAATATTCCATCATCGAGGTTGACAAGTGTCTGGCGATAGTTTGCCCTACCTGCCAGAAACAACGCACGATCCAACCCACCGCTGTCGTCCTTGAATTTAAATAGATCAACTTCGGAAAGATTACAGAAACTTTTGTTCCCGAGGAGTATTTCAGCACAAGGGTTAACGCCTGAGAACCAAGGTGCTCTGCGTCTAGCCTCCTCGCCATTGATAATACCTGGCTCTGAACCTCCTGATTCTTTAATGATTTGAAATACCATGTCGAGTTCACTATCACTTGGTTCCCTCCAGAATACTACACTGTTATTAGATTGAGCACGATGTGGTGAGGAAGACAAGTCCTCCTTAGCTCTTGCAAACTGTTCCCAAGCTGGAGTATCATGATACACTAGGGCTATCTCTGCTGATCTCCTAGAAGATAACACAGTACCTAGCCAGTTCATAATATCTAGGATGTCCATCTTACTTAAGAGCTGTCCAGACTTCTTGTTTAGAATCCGAACGATTGCTGAGAAGGCTTTTGATATTGGCCCATCACCGGAGCTAATCCATCCGTATCCTGCGAGTCGTTGACCAGCTGGTCTGAGTTGTGTGAGATCGAGTACGAACTTTGTAGCTTTCCCTTTGAATGAAAGAAGCTTACCGATAGACTTTGCCCAAGCTTCAGCGGAGTCTCCAACTGTAATCGTCCAAGTCCCAGAATCTGTAGACTCTTTGTTCCCTTCGTGTCCTCCCTTTTTAGTGCGTTTTGAACGAATGATTGACACATCTTTGATTGGGGATGTGAATCCCGATAGTGTTCCGACAACAGGCGTGAATCCCACGCCACATCCCTGCAACAAGAGCCATAAAGAGTCAACCACATCATGGATAGTCTCCACTTTTAAGTGTGCACAATTAAACTGAGAAGCCTCACGCTTCTTAGCTACATCTGTTCCTCCTAACCATAGGGTTCTACCTGATACCATTACCTTACGTTCTAGCATGAGCTGACGTAGCTCCTCCAGCTCACCACACACAGCCTGATAAGCTGTACCCTCAGGGTAGGGCTTACCTAAAGCTCTATCCCAGAGCCACCCTTGATGCTGGATGACTATATCAACTGTGTCCTCCCACGTTTCATACCCTGTCTCCGTAGGTCTATTGTATGTACGTCTGGTTATTACTTGTGCTCTTACACTTGTCAATGACTAGTACCTCCTATGATATACTTAGTGTTAGTTAAAGTATCTACCAGGGTATCCACTGTAGTGTCAAAGGTAACTAACATCTCCTCCTTTGATTCATCTAGCAGTGAATCCTCAATGTCCAAGGCAGCTGTTGCTAAGGATTGTATGTCCTTAAAGATTAACTTAAGTTGTTTATCCATCTTCTCTTTACTATACCCTTTAACCTTTGTCATTATAATAATGTTCCTTCATCATTTCAATACATTTAATTGCTTTGTTTAAGTCTTCGACTCCGTTCTTATCTTGGTGTCGGACTACATATTTAACTACACTACCTACGTCCATGCCTAATTGGTTCTTAATAATAAAGGTCCAAGGATCTATCTTATACTTAGCATAGTAAGTAGGTCTGATGTTGGTAGCTCCGCCTTTCCATTGGTCATTCATCTTATCATCCTCCTCTAGAATTTCAGAACAGTAGGTCATGTGATCTGTTGTTTCTTTTCCACACTCTTCACAGTACATTAGTTTTTTGACGGCTCCCATAATTTCACCTCTCCTGTATCAAAGTTATAATCATCAGCTCTTAAGATACGAGCCACTCGTGCCTGTACTAGTGCTTCAGTTTCTGTCAGTCCTGCTTTAATAAATGCTGCTAATACACCAGCCCACTGTGGAACCCACGTAAGTATATCTGTAGCTCTCTTAGGTCCAACACCTGGACACCCCTTGTAGTTATCTGTAGAGTCACCCACTAGTGTCTGGTATAGGTGCATATGATCTGCAGCTTTCTCAGTGATAACCTCAGTAGTCTGCTTGTCTATGTTGTAGTACTCACATGGTATCGTTAGCATATCTTTATCAACACTGACGATAATGTTACGAGCGTACTCACCATTGGTAGCTAGGATACCCAGGGTATCATCAGCTTCTAGCATAGGAACCTGAACATATTCAAAGGTGCTCTTTAAGTAGTCCACTAGAGAATGGTATCCCATAGGTTTCTGTGAGGCTTTTCTTGTAGCCTTGTAGCTCTCTAAAATATTGTGTCTAAAATATTTTCCACCTTTAGGAGAGAAACATATGACCACCTCACTCACACCCAACTGTTCCTGCCAGTAGTTTACGGTAGACAAAGCTTGTGACCTTGCTTCCTTTAAGTTAGTAGCTGTGGTAACTATGTCATCATCCCATTGTACCTGCGTCTGGCACGCCCAACAAGTTCTGTATGTAAGTATGTCTCCGTCTATTAATAGCCGTGAAGTCTTCATCTAAATCTCCTAAGTTAGCGTGTCGTTTATAGTGACAGACGTTGCATAAATAAGCACAGGTTAACAACTCCTCTACAGCCTTTACGTACTTACCCTTTGCAACTATCCTCGATACTGAATCTGTTTTGATTTCAGGATCTAGATGGTGGCAATCTAGAATCTTTGTTGGATTAGATTCACCACAATCCTGGCAGCTGTATTCAAAGAGCCAAGCTATGAATCCTGACACTACCTTACGTCTGTACTTATCATACTCCTTACTTTTCTTATAAGGACAATTGGTCATACACATGGAAATACTATTGGACCATAGTTTAGCCAGCTCCTCTATGGAATCAATGTGTCTGGCTCCAATTCTCTCCAATGTGGCTAGTTGCGGAAAGTGGGCAGTCAAACTCAAAGTAGGCTCCAGCTCGTGAAACAGATTCAGCTGCATGTTGTGCGATGACTTCTGCATATTTATAGTATACCTCAATCTGAAACTCATCGTGAATATTAGCTACAAATTCATAGTCTACTCCCTGTTTCATACCTTCCACCTGAAGTTTCTGATCCAATAAGATCAAAGCCTTCTTCATTAGGACTGCACCTGCACTCTGTAACAGTGTATTCAAAGCAGAGTGCTCGCTTCTAATGTGGAGTTTCCGTCCGTCCAAACCAACGAGATGCCCACGCCTTCTGAATACCTGCTTAACTCTGTTGGTAAGCTCCATAAGACCATCGACTCCAGCCAGAAAACTAGCTCTGGAATCTCTACCCTTCTTCGCTCCTCCACCAAGAATTGTACCAAGTTTAGCGTCTCCTGCTCCGTAAATGAATGCGTAGAAAAAAGTCTTAGCAACATCTCTTGAGTCGATTCCAAGTGCTCGCATATTGATAGTATGTATGTCAGTTCCAGCTTCTTTAGTCCCACTGACTGCTGCTTCTGCATAGGTTCCTCCATCAAATCGTTTAAGGTATCCTGCTAAAGCCCTGAGTTCAAGGCCATCAGCATCACAACCAACAAGAAGCCTGTCTTTACCCCCTCTAAACAAAGACCTACACTCAGTACCGTACGGACTGTATGAGGCAGGGACTTGAGCGACATTAGGGCGGCTATGAGTACAACGCCCAGTGACTGCACCGTTAGTATTAACCCCACCATAGATACGTCCATTCCGTTCCAGTTTAAGCCAAGCATTATCACCCTCCGCTAGTTGTGAGATACGTTTACTTATTAAGAAGTGCTCCTTTAATTCTTTGCAGTTAGGTAGATTTAATTTACTAAGTACTGATTCATCTATCTTAGGTTTGCCATTAGGAGTAAAGTCTTTAGGACTCCAGCCCTGCTGCTTAAGCTTAAGAGAGATGTGATCTCTACTGTTAGGATTGAACTCTATCTTCTTGATACGTGTAAGTTTATCACCAGCAGTATAACCTCTAGCCTTGTTACTCTTCTTAGGAGTAAGCTCTCCATCAGAAACATACCAACTACCATAAGCTTTCCTAAGTCCTTTGCCTAATGTCTCTTGGCGTTGAAGTAGACTAACATATAGTTCCTGGCCTTTCTTAATGTCAAAGCTAAACCCATACTCAACTTGACGTTGTATTATTTTAGCAAACTCATGCTCTAACTGGATAGCTTCATCACTGTATGGCAGTTCCTCAAAGTGTTCCTTAAGTATAGTAGTAACATTGACATCCTGCACACAGTACTCACCCATTTCAAAAGTAAACTCAGACCAAACATCCTCACCTGCTAGCTCTATCTTCTCCACTCCTAGTCGTAATCCCCAAGCTTTGAGACTGTGACTACCCCAGAGTTTAGGTGCTAGGAATTTCTCCTTGGCATCCACTTCTCTAAGACTAGTGTGGCAAAGGCGTGACATAACCAGGGTGTCTATGATCTCTGTACTCTTACTTGGTGTCCACCCTAGTACCTTCTTAAGAACTGGAAGGTCATACCCTATGAGGTTATGTCCTGTTAAAGACTTAGCTGTAGACATGATCTCTAGAGCATCTTCAAGACAATCATAAGGCTCATAGTTAGCAAAGACCTGACCAGCTAAGGCTCCTACTACTGTCATCCCTATGCAGTGTACCTTTGTGACATCAGGTAGCAGTCCATCTGTTTCTATATCAACTACTAGATCAAGATTCATTCCATTAACCTTTCGTTAAAGATGGTTTTCTTCGGCAATGATATATCTTCTAGTGCAGCTATCTTTTTATTATTGTCCTTCGTGTTACATTCAACTAAATACATCCTAGTCAGTGCTGCATTACAGGCTGCATCAGTGGCTACCTCTACTTTAGAAAGCCTCTTGTCCAATTGATCTATCCTGTCCCACTGTGCTTCTGCCGCACTCACTAAGTCTACCTGTGTTGGTGTTATAGAAGAGGTTCCCTGCAAGTCCAGTAGATGCGCCCTTATATCTTGCTTTAAGAACTCTAATATTGGTCTCACCGTCCGACTGTTGGTCTCGTTCAAGTCCAATGACGAAATCGCTGAGTTGAGCAATGCTTCCTGACCCTCTAAGATCTGACAGAGTGACTTGTTTACCATCTTCGTGTCCCTTTCCTTGTTGAGGTCTCTTAAGATGTGAGACTATGAACATTCCTATGTTGAGTTCTTCTGCTAGACTCCGTAGGGTAGTCATGATATTATCAATCAATCTTCTTTCGTCTCCACCTTCAATGCCTGACACCATAATAGAGAGATGATCAAGTACAATCCAACCAACATTACAGCTTCGAGCGAGGTACCTGATCCTAGTAGATAAGAGATTAACATCAACGCTCCCCCAGTGATCGTACAGATATAGGCGATTGTCGGCAAATACCGCTTCCCAAGTATCCCTAAGATATTTCTCATCTAAATTTTTCTCCAAGTGTAACATCTTGTTAGCATGAATCGACATGAAGTCTAATGCTGCTTGTCTAACACTTTCTTCAAGTGCAATATAACCAAGCGTCTCACCCTTAGCGAGAAAGTAAGCAGCAATCTCTTTGACCGTGGTACTCTTCCCAGCACCAGTTCCTGCACAAAAGGTAACAAGCTCACCCCTTCGTGCCCCAAGAGTTTTTTCATTAAGTCCATCCCAAGGATAAAGATGTTCACTTTCACTTATGTCAGTACTTACTAGATCCCAAGTGTCCTCCCCAGCAATGATACCATCTGGCCTAAATACTCTTGCTCTCCAGATGGCATCTACTAGAGCTGATCCTCCTTCCTCGATAAGTACGAGGTTGGCATCCTTCTTTGTGAGTCTAGCAATCTTGCAGCGTCCTGGTGGGAAGAGTTCTGCAGATTCCGTAGCCGCCTTCTGACCAACGGGGTCCATATCGAACATGAGAATAATCTCCTCGAAGCCAAGGAGCCACTCAAGATCTTTACTAATTGACTTCTTAGCATTACCAGCCCCACTAGGTATCGATACCGTAGGCCACTTAGAGTTCTGAGCTTCTGCCACACTGAGTGCATCAATTTCTCCTTCTGTTATTACTATCTTCTTACCAGTGGACCATAGGTGTTTACCCCATAGTCCACTGCAGTCACCTAAGGTTCTGAAGTCTTTGTTTTTTAGTCGTAACTTTTGACCCACAACCTGTCCGTCCCTGATGAAGGAGGCAATGTGACACCTCTCCCCATTGTATTCCCCGATACTATAGCCAGCTTTTCTGCAAGTCTCTGCTGAGATTTTTCTTTTCTCCAGAGACTCATAATTACCTCGTATGATATTATAAGATTTTGTTGAACCTTGTTTCTTCTTAGCTGGGCTTGGAGTAGTAGTACTAGAGTCACTATCGCTGTGCTCATAATACTTACAACCATGACAATAACCATGTCCATCGTCATACCTCGATAAGTTATCCTTAGACCCACACTCTGGGCACGACTCCTGACCCATCCAAACACTGTCTGATCCAGTCTTCTGGAACCCATTTTGTTGCATACTGGAATCCATGTTTATCGCACCAGTCTCCATATGTTGTCTTGCTCCCTTTATTTATTTTCTGCTTAGGGTTACTAAAGACAAACCGAATATCTAAATCGGGATGTTGCTTCTGAATTAATAGGTGCTTTGATCTATCTGCGGGGAGGAACCTACCTTTAGACTCTATATAGATCTTAATTGCTTGACCTTTTAATATAAAATCTGGAGTGTAGGTTCTCTCCTTAGGGGTATAAGGGATACGTTCAGATTCAAAAGACCACCGTACTTTACTGGTGTTAAGCTGACATCCTATGTCACGCTCTAATCCTGAACGATACCCCTCTATCATACCCCTCCGTAACTGCGAACTAGAAATCTTCATCATCTAAATCAGGACTAGACATATCGTCTAATACTGCTACCTCAACTACTGGTTCCTCTTTCTTAGGTTTGTCAACACAATCATCTCCCCAATCTAAGTTAGCATCCTTTGCAACATACTCAATAAGACCACCTTTAGCCATCCTAACTTTCTTAACTCTCAAAGATACGCCACCACCCATTGCACTGTATGCGAATGGTTCATAAGCAATCTTCATTTTGGAACCACCAGCAATCAAGGCATCCAATCTATTGCCATCCTCATCTAGTAAGACAGGAGACTGGGTGAAAGGTTCACTCTTCTTAGGTTTAACAAGGGCTTTCAACTTAAACTTAACTAGGTAATTTCCTGTAGCATTACCCTGGTCATCTAACTCTGGCTTGATAGGATTGTTCTTACCACCATCCATCAAAGGCTTTACTACTGCATTGATAGGCTTGGTGTCTTCCTTACTAAGCTGTAGTGTAACTTGGTATACACCATCAGCATCAAAGCGTGTATCAGGATTGTTCAACCACGGATACACTGCTGTTCCTACTGGGGTGATGTACATTTGATTTGCCATATTATAATTCTCCTTGGATGAATTTCTCTGCTCCCCCGAATTCGGGTATCTTCAATCTCTTGCATTCACTACGCATGTTATCTGCTGCTCCCATAAGGTCAGTGACTGACCGCCTACCATGAAACTTATTGTTGTACATACAGTTGAACACTGCTGAGACTATGGCATACTTCTCAGCCTTACTAAATCGTTCCAATACTTCCATCATCTTAATCATTCCTTCGGATACTTTAACTACATCTGCATTTGCTGAAAAACTACTCACTTGCTGACACCTCCTTTGTTTGCGTGTCTAAATTAACTTAACTTCAGTATAACATTCTAAGCGAGGAAGTCAACACTTAACTAAAAAAGAATTCACTGTCCAAGACTTCTTTAATATCCAACTCACCAAACTGTGGTAACTCTGGTAATTTAATATCCCTCTGTTCCTTTTTAAAGTTTAGTAATATGTCTCCTGTATATAGTTCACAGAAAGTTTCTCTTAGGACCATCCCTAGCTGCTCTATGTCACACGCATGAGTCCCAAAGCTATCGTGAACTACAGAGAAGTCTTCTATCCCATACTCATCCTTAGCTTTAACTATAGTCATCATTAGGTGACAAGCATCTAAGCTATGAACAAAGTTAGGAGCAATACCATTCACCTGTCTGGACTTATCCATACGCTGGTCATCATGTAGAACTCCAGCATAGAGAGAAGCCATACGTCCATTTATAACTGTCTTAATTTGCTTTACCACTGACTTGATATACTTCTGTTTAACTATGAAGCCTGTAGGAAGTGTCCAGTAGATGGGCCTGTCTGCCTTACTCATTGCCCTGGACACATCCTGTAGCCACTTCATGCCTACCCTAGAAGATATAACAACTTCGCCAATAGCTTCATAAATATGAGAAGCAAGGTACTTGCAATGAGGCCATAGATCACTAGTAGCGTCAATGCCTTGAAATTGTACTCCTTTGTCCAACTGTTTTTTAAGTTCCTGATGTATTTGCTCACGCATTCCATAAAGTGTAGCTCCATAAGGTGTTGTCATTACTGGACGTTTTACCAGCCCTCTGTTGAGGACTTTATGCCAAAATAAAAACTCACTATCAGTATCACGACTAATGCGAGTAACAGTATGTTCTCTAACGATCTCATAGATATCCTGTGGTTGATCATATGGTATTAAGTTAGTAGCACATCCACCTACTTCATCCTTGAGCATAGCTGAGAAGTGCTGCAGTCCATTACAAGAACCGTCTACCGTGATAGGCAGATGGCTGATGTAATCAACATTCCCGTTACAGCAAGTGAACTCCATGCAAGCCCTAAGGAACTGCCAGGGTTTATCAGCGTCCATCCACATACGGCTAGTAAGAGGATCAATGCCACACAACATAATGTCGTCCGAATGTTCATCTGTCCACTCTACCCTTTCTTCGAGGGAGATCTTATCTTCCCCGAAACAGTTTGCAATGTGTACCTTGAGCCATGCGTATCCTGAAGCTCCAAGAGGTTTTCCTCTAGAGAACTCAAGTAGTCCTCTTGCTGAATCTTCTCCTTGGGGGTTGAGGAAAGCTGTGTTTGCATAAAGTCTACCTCTGAAATCGAGCGTATGCGGAAAGTATATAGCTTTTTCATCTTTAAACTTCCTAGCCATCCACATCAATTGACTGAATTGGATGCGCTTTGTTTTCCTACGTTGGTTATCAGAATACATGAGTGTTGCCTCACGTTTCCACTCTATTATTTCTTCTTTAGTTCCGTGCTTTGGATACGGACGTTCCATGTGCCGTTCTCCAAATTCTGGTATAACGCCACAACTTGCCTGTGAGTCAAAGAGTCTATCCATGACTTCAAAGACTTTCGGAGAGACTCTCCATCCAGTTTCTTGGACTGTGTTAACTGCATGAAATACCTCCTTTAAATTAGAACTATCTAGCTGTTGCATATAGGTGTCATCATTAGATTTCACCAGGTTCATGTTGGTGTACTGGTAGTAGCCACCAGTGTACACTGAGGTCCACTTGCGAGGACTAATGATACATGGTAACTTCACAGGACTCAATAGTTCACACACTGAGTTCTTACCGTCTATCCATTTCAGGGAAGCTTCTGTAGCTTCCAGCCAGTATACCTGCTTGTACTTACCTTGAACATCTTTAGTCTGCTTACGTATCTCAAAGATACCTGTAGCATCACACACTAGTTCCACTAGTAGCTGCCCTAGTCTCACCTTGTTACCTGGTAGCCAGTTTTCCCATACCACATCAGCTTTAATACTGGAGTGAGCTAGTACTCTCTTTTGTTTTCTGTAGTTGGTGGTTCTCTTTGCTAGATCCCTAGAGACCACAGCAAATAGAGCAGGGTTAGTCTCTCTAAAGTTCCTAAACCTAGCTTCATCTTCAATAAACCCACCCACCTCTAGGGCTACCTTAACTAGTTTCACTGGTGTACTCAGGTGATTGATACATCCCTTAAGAGCAAGGAAAGATATCACATCTGAGGGCAACTCAGCCAGTCTCTTGACTGCATCTACATTGTACTTGATAGGCTTACCACTGACCATCTCTTTATGCAGGGTATCAATAGCATTAGATACCTTAGAGCATGACTTCCTAATGAACTGGATACCTGCTGGTGTGGTAGCTTCATGCTTCCCCTTCTTAGCTTCTGAGTTCTCCTTTCGGTATCTCTTGACACCTAGGGATACCATCTCTGCTTCTAGTAACTTTTGTCTGTTGAGCATCTCTCCCTCCAGTACTGTATTAATCGTAAGATGTATATTAATAGTATTCCACTATCCAGAATGATAATACCCATCTGTCCCGTAGTATACCAGTAGTGTACCCATGCAAACTGCATGAAGAACCCAAGTAGAACGCCTACTCTTGGCATCCACTGGAATACTACCGAATAGGCAGATATTAAAGTTGCTATGCTGTAACTGATTTGTACGGTTATCATATTAAGCTGGTGGTTTATAAGCGTTAGTAGGTATAACTACAATCTCAGGATCTATGGCCTGTCTTAGTGCTCTCTCGATTCCCCTAAGTGTACCACCAGAAGAAGAAGGACAGCTACCACAGGCTCCCTGGAAACTGATAACTACTTCATTTCCTTTTACTAGGTCTAGCTCTATGTTCCCACCATCTGCCATTAATGCTGGTCTGATAGATTCATCGAATAGATCTTCAATAGCTTGGAACTTCTCTTCATCGTTCATGGTGATTCCCTCTCCCATGCTGCTAGACAAATAGGGGCTACAGTTTTAGCTAACTCCAACATAGCTTTAGCATATACCCTGATTTCATACTGAGCATGATCATGTGTTCTTAGAGTACAGAACTTCATAAGATTAAGCAAGTTGACAGTAGCAAACATGTGGCTATAAGTAGCTAATGGAAGTATAGTCCTAGCTAGTTCTCTAGGACATTCTTGATCTAGTAGCTTATGGTACAGTCTAAATGCCTGTTTGTTATGTTCGTCTATATACTCCCCAATCTCTAAACAATGCTCATTTGGTTCATTTGTACGCATCTGTTTATTATCAGTGGACTGGGTTGTGATTTGCTCTACATCAGGTACATAGTACTCTTCTGGCATCTCTTTATACCTAGCTGATAATTCATTGTAACTCCATGTTCTGTGTCTATGCCACTGACGTAATACGAAGATAGGTGCTTTGACTTCAAAGGTAAAGGTAACTGCTTCAAAGGGAGTAGAATGCTTGTGTTTCCAAAGGTAGTTAATAAGCTTCCTATCTCCCTCTGTGTCATCTCCTGCCCTCCAAGCAGCATCATAGGATACCCTGGCAGCTCTAACTACAGATAGATCACTGCCCATGCTGTCAACTAGACGTACAAAACCATGATCAAGTACATCTAGGTAAGTTGCCCTAGTTTCCATAGCTTAAACTCCTCATCTATCATATTATATTTTAATACTTTTTCTATTGCTTTTAACTGTGCTTTAATTGCAGCTATATCTTTTCTTTTATCACTGTGGAAGATACCATAACTCCCTTCTTTTCCCATACGGTTCTCTAGTTCGACACTAACTTCCTCGAACTGAGTTTGTAAGGTCTGTACTAGGATAGAATCAATTGTATCATATGTAAGCTCTACCTTATAGGTTTGAGTAGTCATAAGAACATCTCCTCTGGTGCGGTGAATAACGTATCTATTTACTGCTTATAGGTTTTAGTAGTAACAGGTTCCCAAGGTGCCCTAACTAAGATAGGGGTATTGGTATCTGTCAGGTAGCATGTCTGTTGATCTGTATCTTTAGTTTTGTATAGAACTAGTCCACTCTTAGTAGATGTAGTATCACATGATACTCTCATAGTGGCATAACTAGCTTTAACCCCTGACTCAAAGGTAATAGTCATTTGGTTGGGTACTTCGTGGATGTTCCAGTCAATACCAGTGGAAGCTAATGGTATAACCAGGGTTATAGAAAGTAATATAGGATTCATTTATAAATAGGTAAAGCCAAGGCAACTTCCAGTGTATCCCCTGCACACTATATCTGGAAGTTCCTTGGCTTAATAAACTCTGGTTAATAATAACACTAACCCTAGTATAACATTCTTAGCTAGAATGTCAAGCTTTTTCTATCATTGTCTCCAGGGTAACTAAAGATAACTTAGTTAACTGTGGCATCTTAGTCTTTCTAAGGGTATTGGTAAGTGAGTTATACCGATACCCTGATAATACTACACCTGAGATATAATTACTGAAACCATCTGGTTTAGTTACTCTGACAGGGTATGGATGATCTGCCACTTCAGATAACCTGATATCTTCTCTCTCCATAGGAGTGAGTTGACTAGGGTAGTAGTCATCTGATGTATCTGTCATGGTGTTTCTAGCTAGATCTGTCACTAAGTCTTTCATAATAGTAGTCTCCTTAGGTTTATTAATGGTAGAGTTAGTGTTACCATTGGTAATACTTTGAGTGTTACTTAAGTGTACACTAGGTAACACTTCCTTACTTACTTCCTTACTTACTTCTTAGATCTATAGTTCTTCTATAGTACTTCTATAGTGTTACCTTATATACTTCTATATAGGGATTTTTCCCTACATCAACTACAATGCTGGATTATCCTTTATTATCATATCTTTAGAGGGTGTTTTTATTTCTTCTAGCCACTGCGTCAATAATGCTTCATTATTCTTTACTTTATCAATAGCAGTAGTCACTGCCAGCTCTACTATTTGCTGCTCTCTAGGTGTAAGCATAGTATCTCTCCTGTATTAATTATTTAAAGGTAGTTTTTACCTTCTTATTGTACTTCTAAGGTCACTTAAGGGCCTACCCTAAGCCACCTTACCCGTTAGAATAAGACGGCCTAGAATCGGCTCTTAGGCTTCCTTAGAGGCTTCTATGATTTTAGCTTCTATTAGCTTTATATCAGCTCTTAGAATTTCCTGAGACTTCCAATAATTAAAGTCCTCACTCATCGCGTACCATTTATCCACCATATTCTTTTTAGATTCCAGGTCCTCGTGAAGTTTTGCAAGGTAATTCGAAGCATTTCTCATTATAGTTCAACTCCACATTTATTAAGCATTTCATCATAATTGAAAGTTCTTGAAGGAGCTTTTCTCATCCTCCAATACTCTTCCTGAATGTTGGTTACATGCCATATATGAGCACCATTGCACTCATAATATTCGCTATTGTCTATTTGAGTATATTCAGATTCTAGGTAGTCGTCAAAGTTTGAATATTCCATTTTAGTTATACCTTATTTATTTAGCAATGATTAATAATAGTATTGAAAAGCCTATACACATAACACTAAAGAGTAAATCCCAGATTGTCAAGTATTTATCCATTATATAATTCCTTTCCAGTTTAATTATTAATTTCTTCTAAACAATCACTACAGCATTCTCCCATTTCCTCATAATTCTTATCATTGAGTTGAAACCATATCCACCTATCTCCAGCTAGTCCATTATCGCATCTATCACATGAATACCTAGAAAAACCTTCATCTTTACCTGTATGTTCACTTATCATTTGATTCTCCTTTCTACGGTATAACAGCCTGCCCAATATGTACATTCTACCCAATTAAGTTTACCTAAATTCTCTTTTGTTTCTGTATTGGATTCTAGAGTATATTGACCAACACTACCAAAAGTATCAGTTCCAAAACCCTTAGTGTAAGCACATATATCGTCATTGTGCTCTATAGCTGTTTTACAGGCTGACATGGTAGGATGTTCTGCTCTATGACCATAGGGTCTATCGTCATACCATTCTGGCATAACTACATAACTGCTAAATACTACTCCTATAATACCGATTAAAGCTGTCATTTTGTCTCCTTTGTTAGTTATTTCTTAGTTTTAACGTATATTCTTACAGTTTCCGCCAAAGGTAAAGGTAAACTTTGGTCATAGTGTCTTAAATCTAATCCATCTTTTCTAGTTTCTGGAGTTCTAGCTCCACTACCTCTAGGAGTTACGGTAAAACCGTATATCCCCAATGCTTTACCCCATGCTCTGGCCTCTTTTATCTGTTCTTTGGTTCTATCGTTATACTCTAGTTTTGCAATGTAGCTATACATCATTTTTCCCCCATTGTTGAGCCATTGCGTTGGCTATGCCTTCATAAGTAGTGCTTCTGATCTTCCATCTGTCTTCTGAGGGTGGTAGTTTATGAATACGATCTTCCCTTCCTTCTACTATATTGGTAGGTACAAGCTTATTGAGACCTTTTAACCATAATCCAGTCTTTTTTGTTTCACCATGTCCAAACTGCCATGGTTGAATATATTGAGTAGGTTTCTTATAATGTGTTGACATGATACCAACAGGGTTCTCTATAGCTATTCTAGGTATATTACAGTTTGCTAGTTTTAAAAAGAACTCAATACCTTCTTGTTGTCTGCCGTCTGCTATCTTTTCAGGAAACCATCGAGCACCTGATGAACAAAGATGGGTACAAGGCGGAAAAGCTATCAATAGATCATAATTGTTATTTATAATGTCAAATACATTGCCTTTATAATGTTTATGAGAATGTAAGCCTTCACCTTCTAATAAATCACATGATATAGCATTATGGCCTTCTTTTATGAAAGCATCTCGCACCCTTCCTGAATACTCGCAAGCTATTAAAACTTTCATTGTATAACCCTTTGTTAGTGTTTAAGATTGGTTGAGGTCTGCTAATACATACTCTCCACTATTAATCTTTTCTTGTGTTTCTTTTGTATTCTCTCCTAGGAACTTATTACGATATTTTGATGTAGTTGCTGAATAATTCCAATATTTCTCATCAAGTTGAACTCGACAAGGAGCATATGTCCAATCTATATGGACAATTGTGGATCTATAAGATTGAAAATAATTGTGCTTATTGTCGTAGATTTCAAATTGATTTGCTACAGGATTACCTGAACTGCTTTCCATGTTCTTGACTTTCATTGTGTCTCCTTTGTTGAATTAATGATAAATATAATATAAGACCTGTTTATTAGTTTGTCAAGCTTTATTATTAATTAATATCAGTGTATTCTACTATCATATATTTACGAGTGTCAATATGCTTAAAATGATCAGACCCATTCTTATCAGTATGCATATACATCCATTCCCCAGCATACTTACCATCACAATGATCAATAGTTGTTAAGTATCCATGTTGAATAGCTTCGGCAAAAGCGAATCCTGATTCTCTAAAGCTTGATTCCATTGTGTGCTCCTTTGTTGTTAATTAATGTTAAGGATAATATAGGCCACATCCCAGAACTTGTCAAGTATAAAATGAATAAATAAAAAAATAAATATATGGTGTGCTTATGGTGTGGTCATGGTGTGGTCATGGTGTGACCATAGAAGGAATAAAAAAACAAATACCCCATCACACAATGAGACACACATGGTAACCACCCTAGCCCACCGTATGACCACCATTGCCCACCATGAGACCACCTAAAGTTGCCTCGCGTGATTAATAATGGACCTTTTCAAGTGTTTTTTTGGTGGCCCTATGGGGTAAAATCGGCTTTCTACTATCACATATACCCTCTCACATTATTCCACTAAAATATTCCCTAACCCCCACCATGATAACACTTATTCCCCTTAGTAGGTTAAGTGGGGGTATTTAATATTCCCTTAGTACCCCCTAGGAACCACCCTAGGAGACACCTTGGATTTACTCGTATTGGTCCTAAGGTAGCGAATCTCTGCACCAATGGCGTATCTTACTTCTACTACTATCGTTGATATAAGGCCACATTAGTTTCCCCCATAGTCCTCTATAGGTTATCCATAACATGGCCTCAGATCGTCTCTCAGTACTTCATAGAGCGTTTAGGCTTAGGCTTCACCATCTTCTTCTTAGTCTTCTTAGGAGCTGGTGTAGGGTTCTTGTAGCCTTTTAGTTTAGGCATTATTTCCTTTCTATTAAGTTATTTGTAATCCTGAACCAGAGAGTGCTGGATTATTAGCTCTAAGTCCTCCTCCAGTTCTTTTAACGGGAGTGGAGTTTCTTTTAGCTTTCTTCCTAGCACCTGTAGTGTTTCCTTTAGGTGTTGCTGGAAAGAATGTTTGTCCTGCACCAGTAGTTTCCTTAAAGTTCTGTATAGGATCTCTACCTCCTGCTGCAAATTCTAGGGCTGCAGTAGCTGGTGTAGACACTGGCAGTTTACCTGTTGCTGCCTGCTGTGCAGCTACCCCTGCAGCACACATTACAGTCCCTTATGGTCCCTAATGCCACCCCTAGAGGAGTCATAGGGTAGTCTAGTGGACAGTTTAGATACACCTTGGCTCTTTAGAGATGCTGGTGTAGTTGGACTGGGTACTGGATTAGGTCTCCCAAGGCTCGTATTGAAACCCTTGTTGCCTATATCGCCTGATACTTTTTTCACGTTCATATTGTTTCTTGTCCTTTGTTTTAGGGTACACAGTATCCTGTGTATCATGTTGTTCATAGGGAGTTGATTCTGTAATGGGGGTGAAGACAGTACTATTTAGTATTTCTTTAGCACTTCTTTTGTCCTTCATTTAGATTCTCCTAGGAGTTTCTTAGCTTCTTCTTTACATTCGTCACATGTACAGTCTTCACAGGTACATTCCTTACATTTACAGCCTTCCTTCTTAGACCTCATCTTATTAAGCTCCTTGTTTACCAAATGGAACACACCCTAAGTTGATCTCAGGGGGTACAGGTTGACCATCTTCATCAGCCTGTTTAAAGATACTTTTCATTTTCTTGATGCAGTCTTGTTCACTCTGAAACGTGTCACCGATACGAGAGTCAACAACAGATACAGGATCACCCCCTAAGTGAATTATAAATAATAACCAAATCATATTATCTTACCTGATTCCAAACCATTGGTTCAGGATCTTGTCCTTTCGTCTGTGCCATAAAGTTATTAATGCCATCTAAGAACTCCTCTTGTTGTCTATCTACATAGGCTTGATCTTCATCAGCAGCCATTTGTTCCCACCAATACTTGACACCCATAGCCAGTACATCTATTCTATCATCATACTGTAGGCTACCACGGTCTCTTGTAAGTCGAGTCATCTGATAAAACAGTTGTCTCCTTGGTTCTTCCTTGGAACCTTCATAGTCTCTATCTACTTCAGATCTATCGAAGATGAGTCTATGTTGGTTCATTACAGGCTCTAATGAGTCTATAATCCTAGCTTCCTTCTGGGTACTATGCTTTACTTCTTCTACATTACAACGGTGGTAATTGAATAATACTGGTTTAAAGATCTCAGTATACATACCATCACCAAAGTTAGCTTCTATCTCTACGGTATTTACTTTGTGTTTCTGAGCTATCTTAGCTAGTTTCATGAGTGTGGACTTGTCATAGCCACCTTTGAGACCACCTATTTCTAATACAAAGATCTTACCATTGAGTATCTTAGTTACACAGTAACCAGTTTCATCCTGACCTCTACCTGATGGATCTATGTGCATAGCAGACCCTGTGTATGTAAAGTAATCCTGTGATACATTCATAGCCCTATAGAAGTAGTCTCCAGTGAGACCCACAGCAGGTAGATCTAGTAGATCATCCTTACCATATAGGACTTGTCCTGGTCCACTCTCAGTACTCAAGGGTATTACTATGAGATCAGCTAATTTAAGTGGGTATCTCTGGTCATCTTCACCAGAAGTATCCAACATAAACTGCAGGGAGAACCCTGAGTTACCATATGAAGCCCTACGTTCTTCTAAGTCTAAACTATCAAACCTCAGTGGATCTGTAGGAGCACCCACAGGCAGCTCCAGTTGGTCTATAAAGGGAGCTAATCTATGTGCGTAGAACTCCTTAAGCTTTGCATTAGGCATCAATGCAGGCCAAATGCGGCACTTGTAGCCCCTATCCTGTAGGTTAGAGTAGAGACTTTCCTCTACTTGGGGTGTCCCAAGGTAGACTATACGTCCAACCTTAGGCATAACTACCGCATCAAACTCTTTTACTACCTCTCCTAGCTTGTCTCGCATGACCTGAGTAAGGGCATTAGAGAGTACTTCAACGTCATCCGCTATTATAGTGTGTGCCCTACTACCGACAATCTGCCCAGTAATACCAACAGACTTGACAGAAGGAGCATGGGCAGCACGAGACGGAGCAACGTCAAAGGCCACATTGGAGTTACGCTGATCCTCTCGTGCTCGTAAGTGTTGGAGGATTGGCATTTCGTGGATAATTCTTTTGGTGAATGTACTAAAGTCATCGGACCTCTGTTTGGATGCTGAGATTACTAAAAATTTATCTTGTGGATCTACTAGTAGCTTCCATACGACATATGCAGAGGTAATCCAACTCTTACCCACACCTCGGAAGGCTTGGATAATTAGTCTCTTAGGACCATGTTGGAGGTACTCTGCTATGTCATATTGGATTGGAGTGGGAGGAGGGAGAGCAAGGTGCTTCCAAGCTATATATAGGAAGTTCCTAAAGTCCCTCTTAATTGGGTCTTGCTGGTTCCCTTGGTGTTTCATCAAAAGGTAAATCCTCTGTTATTGCAGTTATATCTTCATTAGCAGCACCCATACACTCAATGTTGTTGTCTCGTAAGAATTGACGAGCCACGTTAAGTACGGATGCTGGAGCAGATATTGTTTCAAGCTTTCCATCTTTATTCTCCACTTTGGTTCCATTCTTGATCTGATCAGCAAGAGCTTTCGCTATGATGCCATGCAGCTTACCGAGTTCATTAACGGTTGCATTACTCATTTCTTACATACCTCTTTAAATAGATCATTGTTTCTAGCCACCTTAGCCACATCTTTAATTACATGGGCAGGGGGCTTTGCACTCTTTAGCCACTCTTTAGTGGTGGGACTAAACTTTACTTCTTCATACCATAAGCACTCTTTCGAGTAATATGAATCAGCATTGTAAAGTCCCATCCCAAAGTTAGTAGCAGGAGCAACTAGTTCAGGGAGTATACTACACCCCGTCAAGAACATCAGGGAGTTTAACACGATCCCTAACTTCAGCTTTAGCTTTATCGAGTTCATCTTCTACTTCTCTTAATGCAGCCATCCCTTTTGGATGATTGACGTTATTAAAGACGTTACCAGCTAGCCAATTAAAGATAGGCCATAGCTTACCTAAGACAGGGATTTTATTAACAAATCTGTCAGGCATTGCTCCTGTTAGAGCCGTAAACATCAACACAACTTCCCCTACAATCTGGAACCAACTCTGGCTCATAAACATTTCCATTACTTCTCTCCCTTAGTTAGGTGTACAAACATAGTAACCAAGACACCATCCTACAACCAGCATTACTGCCATTGTCCACGGATATCTATTTATTACGTCCATTATTTACAGTTCCTATCCATTATTGATACATTAGTAACTAGAGCTATTGGGATAGCCCCATACCCTTTATAGACATTCTTAAAAGGCACTTCTCTATTATAACCTATGATCATGTGGTCATCTTTGATTTCCACAAAGAACCCTGAGGTCTCATATACTTGTTTAACTAGTGTGATGTCTGTAATGTCTAACTCTTCTGAGCTATCATAAGCATCTATCCACTCTACTATTACTAGTCTATCTTTAGCTTCCTTTATGACTTCCTTGGTAATCCTGTCCACCTATTTCTCCCGATTCTTATTAGCTAATAAATGTTGAAGTATTATGTTCACATCGACCCTAATGGGACTTAATTGGTTCTCTAGGTACTGCCTATCTACTTGTTTAGATTCAAGCTTATCGAGACGCTCATGGGCCACATCAATAGATTTAAACATACGTTTACAGATCCATAAGCAGACTCCAAGTGTTCCACTGGATACAGCAATAACTACCTCATTAATTTTATCCACTTACTTCCCTTTTTTAGGAGTATTAAAGTCATCACCACTAACTATACGTATGTCTGTTACCTTATCTTCTTTAGACCTCTCCAGCTCATTAGCTCGAATATGAAGACCAGCTATATCAGACTTGTACTCTTGTCGTGGTACTGTAGTATGCTGTAACTCATCTATCCTACGGTCTACTTCATGTATCAATCCTGCATGTCTGCCCACAGTGGAGCCGTCAGCCTTCTCCTTTTCCAATGCGTCAACCTTAGCTGTGATCCTATTTATAAAGAACCACCCTATGGCTACAAATAAGGCCCATGCACTTTCTAGGATCTTCTCCATTTACTCTGTTACTTCTACCCAGTTAGTTATATCTTCATCCCATGTATACAGTTTATCGTCACTAGGATAAGCCACTGGAGATTCCCACTGGCACGTAGATTCTACTAACAGCCAAGATGGATAAGGCTTAGGAGCTATGAAAGCATCCCTGCCTGTGTCATATGTAGACCCTACACCTGCGTAGTTATATCGCAGGGCTACACCAGAATCTTCTACGCCATCTTGATCGTAATGCTTGCCGCCACGGGTGTTATAAGAAGTCTGCACCCAGCTACTAGGGGTTCCCCAGTTGCCAGAATCAACCATCTCTTGCTCGATTACTATTACTCTGGTTACAATGCTATCTTCATTTATTTCTGCAAAATGCGCCATCATTCACCTATTGGAATAAATATTTAATGATTACTACTCCAGACCCACCGGAACCCGCAATACCGGTATCGTTTCTTTCTGCACCACCACCACCGCCTCCCGTATTTGTTGTGCCGCTAGTTGCTCCGCCACGGCTACCAGCCCCGCCTCCGCCATTACCACCAGCACCGGGTGTTCCTGAACTATAGATTGAGCCACCGCCACCACCACCACGATAAATACCGCTACCCGTTATGGAGCTTGACCGCCCTACTCCACCAGCACCACCGACAGAACCAGAAGCCGCCCCCGCAATCCCACCAGCGCCACCACCACCGCCTGACCCGTAAGTGGAAGATAAGGAACCCTGAGAGCCAGCGTAACCCTCAACTGGCGAGAAACCACCTACGTTTCCTGCACCGCCATACGCGCTCCCGTTTGACCCTGATCCACCACCGCCTGATCCTCCAGCCGCTCCGACTGTAAGCCCCGTGCCATTGGTGCCTCCTTTGCCACCACCAGAACTTGTAATGCTTGAGAAAGTACTATTAGCACCGTTTGAGCCATCTCCTTGAACACCCGCACCACCCCCACCAACTGTTATCGAGTATGAAGTTTCTCCTATAGACAGTCCGGTAGCCGTTCTATAGCCACCCGCACCACCCCCACCGCCTACATATTGACCACCCCCAGCACCTCCACCAGCAATTACAAGATATTCAGCAATTGCATCATCGCCAAGAGTTGTAACATTAAAAGTTCCTGATGAGGTAAATGTATGAATTTTGTAATTCCCTACAGTAGCTATGCTTCCTCCGGTGGCTACTGTCCAAGCTACATGACCCCAAGTATCACCGTTCTTAGATGTATAAAGATCTGCTGACCCGCCATTGTGATGGCTTATATTGTCTTCTGCTATTCCGTTTATTGTCGCTATAGTTGCCATTATTTACCTTACGCTAGAGTCACATAATCAGATGAAGGAGCAAAAAAGATAATGTCAGCAGTAACTGCATA